GAGAACATGCCAAGCAAGTCCTCAAACGCCTTGCCGGCATCGCCCGGCCCCTCAATTTCGTCAATGCCGGGTATGCCACCCTCGCCCGGCAGGTCTGCACCGTCGGCTATCCCCGCAATGTCTTGGGCACGTTTACGCAACTCGCTGAATGCGCCGCTGTCGGACTGGTTGCGGTACTTCTGGTAGCTCTTTGCCATGGCTTGCGTCTGGTCGTCCATTGCGTCCGCAAAGTTGTCCAGCCATGACCCCTCTTCGCCCTTGTGTTGCGGGATTTTAAACAGCGCCTTGAAGCGGCCCCATGGATCGCCCTTGGGCGCAGAGATTGGCGTGTTGAACCAGTTTGCTGTACGCGCGGCCCCTGCAATCGTTTTTGCTATGCCAATATCCGCCAGCTTCTTGAATTTGATCAGCGCAGTAATGGCTTTTGAAATGGCCTCGGCGACAAGCGCCCAACTGCTCGCCTGTGCCTCGCACCCGTCTATGGTAGACAGTGTCGCGGCGCGAATGTTGTCTGCCATCTCCGTCAGGTATGGCGCGGATATTTCTGCTATTCTGTTTGCTACGCCCTGAAATGCTGCCTTCATGTTGCCAATGGCGTCGTTAGCATCTATTATTTTATCAATGCCAATGTCGTCCATCGTGGCGCCAAGCTCATCTGCGCTCTGGCGCGCCTTGTTAAAGGCCTCGCTGCCCATGGTTAAAAAGTTCATCATGCGAAACGCAGAATCACCAAACAACTTAAACGCAGCATCTGTTCTAATCCCCACATCCCCGACCATGCGCAACTTATCTGACACCAGACCAAGGGCTTGCTCAATCTTTAACTGAGACAACTCCTTGGCCGATAAGCCCAACGCCTCCAGGCCCGCGACAGCTTCGCCGCTACCATCTGCGGCGTCTCCGATGCGGCGCACAAAGCGCATGAGGCTTGCGTTAAAGTCATCCGCGCTTGACCCCGCCAGTGTCGCGGCATGCTGCATAGCTATAATGTTTTCTGTAGCCATGCCAGTGCGGTCAGACAGCTTGCCCACGGCGTCAAGGCTCTTCATGCTGTCCTGGACCATGGACTTGAATCCGGCAGCAGCCCTGTACACGCCAAATGCGCTCGCAAGGCCAAGGATGGCGGTCTTCGCGGACATGGCCGACCGCTGAAACGACGTGACGTGTTTCGATGCGCCTTTCATGCCGCTGCTGAAACGCGACGTGTTCGCGCTCAGCAGCACACTCAGTTTAGCTATGTTTGCCACGCGCTGCCTCCTGCATCCTGATGATGCCCATCAACCGCCGCTGCATCTCCTCGGCGCTCTGGCGACGGGGCGCGTCGAAGCGCGGCATGAAATCGGACGGCTTGTAGCGCTTGCCTTTTGCCGCGTTGACGTTTGCAACCACAGCGCAGACCATGGCGGCATTGAGATCGCCGCGCTCTAATCCCCATGGCTCTATACGTCTGTAGGCTTGCCACTCTGCAAACTCCCGCGAGTTGACCTCGGCCTGGCACCGCGCCACGCTCATACCCAGCTCTCTGGCCAGGTCGAACCACGCGCGGCGCTCAGGCCGGTGCCTTAGTTTTTTTCCAGCTCGTCAACAGCGTCCGGGTCCATGCCGTTGAGCTTCAGCCCGGCCTGCACTCCATGCCGTTGAGCTTCAGCCCGGCCTGCACAACGCGCTCCAGCGCTGCCGCCGACTTCAGGCCCAGTACGTCAACGTCCTTGTCGTCGAACATTCGCGTACCGTCCGCGTTGGCCATGACCAAACCGGCAAAACGCGCATGCCAGTTCGTCAACCTGCCGGCCTGCGTGTCCGCCATCAGCTGATCGCGGTCTTTGCCGCTCAGCGTGCGCACCCGCACGCGCCCGCCCCATTCGGGGACGTCCACCGTCACCATGTCCGTGTCGCTTGCGCGGATGATGTCATCGCGCCCGAGGTACTCACTCTCACCCATAAGTCATCTCCTCACTGGTTAGCTGGTACTGAACGACCACGTGCCCGTGCACTGAAACGTCACCTCAGCCGTCATCATCTCCTCCATCTCCGCGCTCGGCGTGTGCCCCGTCATGAACGCGCTACACGCCCAGGTCGCACTGTTGGGCCACGTGATCGTCAGCGTAGTAGCCGCTGTTGCCGTCATAGCGTCAACGGGGTCGTCGTCCGTCTCAAACACCACCGTTGCACTTACCTCACCGGGGTCATACAGCGCCGCCGGGATGTAAGTCTTCGCCGTCGTGGTCGCCATGCTCGTAGTGTCTACCGAGCCACGGCTCGTGCTGGGTCCGTTGATGCTGATCAGATCAGCGGCGAATCCGCTGAACGTCAGCGTGGTGCCATGTCCACTGTCTGCTGCCATTGGTAGGGGTCTCCTTAGCTAGTTGCCTCTGTGTAAACAACCTGGTAATCCTGGCGCCAACGCCATAACGTAGCGTCCGCGCCGTCCCCTACCTGCTCACCGTAAGAGTCTTCGTCCACGAGACGACAGACCCGCACTACAACATTCTGGCCGTCAACACTGATCGTGCCTGCGTAGCTCTCGAGCATGATTCGTGCGCGTTCAGCCAGCGTCCGCACCTCCGTCAAGCTGTCGCTGTACCAGTCGTACTGCACGCGTATCTGCGCCAGGCCGAGCGCACTTGAGATGCTCGCCCAGTGCTGCGCGTCTACGCGCTGATACTGTCCGTACGGCATCTCCACGCCCTGCGGCACGCCGCCGACGGGATAGATCTGCGCACCCACCAGGCCGACTATGGTTGCGTCGGACAGCAGCCGCGAGCGCAATCCGTCCTCGCCGAAACGCAGCGTGCCGTCGCCGCCCGTGCTGCTGGCGGCCGGCAACGTGCCTGTGTACTCGGCTGCGGCGCCGTAGGTGGTGCCGAAGCGCACGTCAGACTCAGCCGGCACAACGAACGTGCCCGTGTAGGCCCCGTCGCCGTACGACACGCTCTCCTGCACGTCGGCCTCGGCGGGGTAGTCCACACTCACGTCGGTGTCTATCCACCACCCCAAGCTGAGCATGTTGCCCGTCGTCACGGCCATTAGCTGCGCGTCCTCTCATTTTCGGCGTACGTCAGCGTGAATAGCGGGGTAGTATTGTCATCAGCGTAGAACGTATACGCGCTGTCCGATTTGGTGACCTTGCCGTGCGCTGACGACAAGATCGCCTTGAACGAATCCAGCGCCTCAATAGCCGTGGTCACGTCCGACGCGCTCACGTTCTCCCAGCTGTCCTCGAGGTTATCTGTCTTCGCTTTGATCGCGTCAATTAGCAGATCCAGACGTTCGCCGTCTGCCAGGTCGTCCGTGTTGGTCTTAATGCCGTCGATCAGCAGGTCCAGCCGCTCGCCATCGGCCCAGTCGTCCGTTACGGTCTTGATGGCGTCGATCAACAGATCAATGCGCTCGCCATCCGCAAGGTCGTCCGTGTTCGTTTTGATCCCGTCAATCAACGTCTTGAGCGCACTGTTGCCGTGGGTGCCGCTGTTGACTATCGCGTAGCTGTCCCCGGTCTGTGCGGTGTGGCCGTCGATGTTGTCCAGATACCCGGCACGCGCATCGGTCCACGTGGCGTCACTCAGCGCCGTGGCTGCAAGCGCTGCGTTATCCGTCCCGCGCATGTCTGTATTAGTCGTGCAGGTGTCTACTGTCCCGCCCGTAATGTCCTTCGTCTCCACGGCCCACACGTCCGCCGCAGCATGCGTGCTGGCGCCGTCCACCTGATCGCTGAGCGTCTCCAGCGTGTCTCCGTCCGCGCCCGTCCGCGCCACCGCCGTCGAGCCGGTGTCCGCGCTGGTCAGGGGGTAGGCTGTGCTTTCGTCGAACTTGGCCGCCGTTATCGCGTCGTCCGCAAGCTGTACATCAGAGATAGCCGTCAGGTGATCGCCTGTGCCCCCGGCCTCGGTCAGCCCCGTGCCGTCGCTGCCGATAGCGTCTACTGCGGTATTGAGTTCGCTCACGTCTATGCCGCCCACATCGTAGCCGGTGCCGTCGTATGCGGATTCGAGGTTGTTTGCCGCGTCGCTGTCGCCCGAGATCTCTACCGCGTCCACCTGCAGATAATCAGTCCCGCCCACCAGCGCGTCGTATACGTTGGCGGGGACTACCGTACCGTGCCACCAGACCGGCAGTGCGCCCGATACGGTGACCTGCACCGTAATTGGCCCGCAGGTACCCGTGTCCGTGCTTGTGACGGGTATCGGATACCACCCGTCCGCGTCGTGCGTGGTGGTCGGCGAGCCGTCGCTGGTCTGCGCGAACGCCGCGCCGCCCTTGCTGATCTGGATATCCGACTGGCCGATAGACAGCCCCGTCTCGGCGGTTTTGAAATCGGTGTCGTCAACGAACGGGCCGAGTTTTAGAATGGCCGCTGTACTCTGTTTGAGCAGGTTCATGCGGCGAATCTCCTATGGTAGTAATACGGTGTGCCGGTGGTTGTGCCAGCGGGGACGTAGAGTGTGCGGCGACGCTCGAACATGGCGTAGGGGTTGCGGTAGAGGTCGCGGATTTCGGAGACGGGCAAAGCGCGTTGCCACATCATCACACACGACACCTGCCCGTCAAACCATCGGCCTGAAGAATACCCAGGATCCCGACCTACCTCCCATCGTCCGGTAAAGGCTTTTGCGGAATGCGATTGTGTGTTTGCATATACATTTTGGTCTAGCCAGACATAGCCAACAGTCGGCGTTATTACCATAGCCGCCTGATGCCACTCGTCGTCATCAAAAAACAAACCTGTGGATAGATTCCAGCCAGAACCGCCCCACATATATGTTAGTGGATATCCAGATTGTGAGCTACAAATAAGACCGTTTCCATCTGGACTTCGCGTCGCGACGATTCCATCGACAGAACTCACCGCGTCGGCGCGCAGACGACAGAGCAGCGTGAAATGTTGCGTCGATTCTATCGCGGGTGTCATGGCCGCGCTGTCCTGATCTGCTTCTCCGCCAAAATCTACCGCACCACCATCACCCGGCGTCCACGCAACTCCGTGGTTGTAAAAGTTGAGGTCGAGAGCAGGACATATGTTCGCGCAATTATGTGCGATATCCCCACCGCCCTCGTTCAGCAACCAAGCGCCCACCAGCCCACGCGCCAGCGGGTGACTGCGATTCAGCGTCGCGCCTATGGGGGGTTTGATTGTGCTCATTGCGCCTCGTCCACGATGGGGATCAGGGCCACGAACTGCTCAACGGCGTCGCCCTCAAGCGCCTGTCCCGCCTCGTTCCAGACCACCACCTGCCCGTATCGCTCGGGCGGACAGAACTCGCCGACGGTGGCATACTGTACTGTTGTCGCGGCATCGTTGGTCACCGTGAGCACGCCGATCAGTTGGAGTTGCTTGACCCACTCGGACTCTTCGCCATCCTTGTACGCCGCATCCGCGCCCGTGCATCCGCCGTCGTTGCCGGTACCGGCTGTACCACTGTGCGAGGCGGACCAGTAGAAATACACGGCCTCGCCCGCCGTGGGTGCGCTGTCGAACTCGATGCCGACACGCACAGCGTATCGCGCCGCACGCGTTGCGCCGAGGTCCGCCTTAGCACCCTCACGCGCCTTGGTGTCGGCGAGGCTGGTAAGGTCAAGCTGGTGGGTGCGCGTGAACCCGCTGTTGGTGTCGCTGTAGTCAGTCGTATCCGCCCACACTACCGGGGTGCCCGATTTCACCAGAATCTCAGTAGCCATAATTAGCTCCCGTCGGCGACTGTATTAATGAACGAGTTGACCACGAACTGAATATCGTTGTCCGTGCTCGCGTCACCGCTGCTCTGGATAGTCGCGTTGGACAGCACCAACCCAAATA